GTGCCCCGACCGTTGACGCCGAAGCGAATGTCTACCCTGCGGGGAGGCAGATCAATTCTGCAGTCGGATCGCCAACGGTCAGGGCGGAATCCAATGTAACACTAACCGGCCAGTCGATCACGTCTGGCGTCGGTTCGATTTCTGTGGTAGCGGGAGCGATTGTTCAGCTTACCGGTCAACAGATCAATTCCGCTGTCGGATCTGTCACTCTTTCCGGCAAGGCCAACATCGTTCCGACAGGACAACAGGTTACGTCTGCCGTCGGGGATCTGACGGTTAAGACGGTAAACTATGTTTTCGTTACTGGCCAGCAGATCAATTCAGCACTTGGCGATGTTACAACAGTTGCCGGTTCGGTAGTTTCATTGACTGGACAATCGGTTACAATTGGGCTAGGTACGCCTCTAGTCTGGGGTGAGATAGTACCGGGGCAAGACCCCGATTATAATGTTATTGATACATCTCAAAGTCCGGGCTACAGCCCAATCGATACCAGCCAAGACGCTGGTTATGATCAAATTGAAGCAGGGCGGGATGCTGCCTGAAGAAGAGGATAGAACATGGCAACTTATGTAAATGACTTGCGATTAACCGAGTTAGCGACTGGAGAGGGATCGGGAACTTGGGGCACAACTACAAACCAATCGCTTGAACTAATCGGCGAGGCGTTAGGCTACGCGACTCAGCAAGCTTTTGGCAGCGATGCTGATGCAACGACCACGGTTGCCGATGGGGCATCAGACCCAGCGCGAGCGATGTATTACAAGATTACTTCAGCGGCAAGTTTGACAGCCACGCGCACCTTAACGATTGCGCCTAACACCATCAGCCGCGTCATGTTTATCGAGAACGCGACCACTGGTTCTCAATCGATTGCGATCTCTCAAGGCTCGGGCGCGAACGTCACGATTGCGGCAGGCAAGACAGCAGTTGTCTATTTGGACGGCGCAGGCGCTACTGCTGCGGTAGTCGATGCAATGGCTGGGGTTGATCCCGGTGTGACCGATACGCTTACAGAAGTGCTTGTTGCGGGTAATACGTCAGGCGGCACCAATATAGAACTTAGTACAACAGACAAAGTACAGTTCCGTGATACCGGCATCTACATCAACTCAAGCGTAGATGGCCAGTTAGATATAGTCGCTGATACAGAAATCCAAATAGCTGCAACCACAATTGATGTTAACGGAACCCTTGCGTTTGATTCTTTAAAAGGCACAGGCGCGACCACTGTTACTAACATCCTTGACGAAGACAACATGGCGTCAGATAGCGCCACAGCCATTGCTACCCAACAATCAATCAAGGCGTATGTCGATAGTCAAGTCGGTTCTTTTGATACGCTTGCCGAAGTTCTTGCTCAAGGAAACACTACTGGCGGTACAGACATTTCTGTTACAAGCGGAGACAAGATAGTAACTGCATCTAACGACAATCTTGTTATAGAACCGGGCGGCACTGGCAACGTAAACATATTCACAGACACTGTGGCTATAACAGCGGCTGAAGGTGAATCAGCCTCTTTAGTTTTGGCGGCTGATGAGTCTGATGACAATCCAGACATTTGGCGTGTAACAAGCAACACGGGCAACACGCTTACTATTGGTAATCAAATATCTGGTTCTATTGTAGACCACATTACGATTACGCCTAACGCAACAGTAGCTAACTCACTGGCATCTTTTGCTGGCAAATTAACTACAGCGGGTGTAATAACTGCTCCAAGCCTAGACATCTCTGGAGACATAGACGTAGACGGCACAGCTAACCTTGATGTCGTGGACATTGATGGTGCTGTGGATATGGCGAGTACGCTTACTGTTGGGTCAACCCTTACCGTAGCAGGTTCATTAGCTGATTGGTCGGTAGACAGCCAAGGCGTAATAATGAATTTTGCCAGAAATAGTGCTAATTATATTAAAGCAGGGACTACAGGTGGATACCTCGTATTCCAAACAAACGGTGCAACTGCCGCATTAACTTTAGATACTTCACAAAACGCTACTATTGCGGGAGGTCTCACTGTTCAGGGTGCTGCAACATTTAACGAAACGGGCAACGACGCTGACTTCCGCGTTGAGTCTGACAGCAGCACTCACGCGCTGTTTGTTGATGCTAGTACAAATCGGGTTGGGATTAACGCTTCTATTCCTGAAGCAACGCTAGATGTAAAAACCGACCTTGCGATTACTGAAGCGGCTGCTGCTAACTCAACAAGTCAGCTTAATTTTTATTCAAAATTTAGCGACAGCCAACGAGGTTTTGTTGTTTTAAAGTGTGAAAGTCTTGCCTCTGGATCTTCTGATTTAGTCATTAATGCAAGAAATGCTTTTACTGACGCAGAGAGATTAAGAATTGCTAGTACAGGTGAGGTTACGTTTACTGGCAACCTTGTTATACCTGATTGGGTGTATCACTCAGGAGACTCAAACACTTATTTTGGTTTTCCTTCTGGCGATGAGTTTAAAGTCGTAACTGCAAACGTAGGTCGTTTACACATTAAAGGCTCAGAATCTGTCTGGAATGAGGGTGGAGAAAACGTAGACTTCCGCGTTGAGTCTGACGGCAACGCTAATATGCTGTTTGTTGATGCCAGTGCGGATGCAGTTGGAATTGGTACAAATTCTTTAAGTCGAGTTTTTAATGTTTACCATCCTACGACAGATGGAGCCATAAAACTTGAAACTGGAGGAAACTCATCAAGCATCTGGTCTGGAATAGAATTTAAAACGCCCAATTCCCAAGGTTTTATCTACGTTCCTTCAGACAATACAGTAGGATTAATGAAGTTTTTACCGGCCTCTACAGAAGTTTTGGCTCTTACTAATAGTGCGGTCGTTGTAAACGAACCCGGCAATGATGTGGACTTCCGCGTTGAGTCCAATGACAACACTCATATGCTGTTTGTGGATGGTGGGAACAATCGGGTAGGAATTGGTAAAGCACCCGCTACCCATCCGCTTGAGGTTGGAGTTTACGCGCAGTTTGACACAGGCATGACTATCAATGAGACAGGAGTAGACGCTGACTTCCGCGTTGAGTCAGACAATAACTCTTATATGTTTTATGTCGATGGGGGTTTAGACGCGATTGGTATTGGCACTGTTCTTGGGTCATCTTACCAAGCTACTCAACAAGGCATGATGCAGTTTAAAAATGGCGGTAGTGAAGGAACTCCTTCTGATGGCGGCATAGAGTTTTACGCGGCTCAAGCCAATAGCGGATACTCGCACAGGTTGTGTGCTTTTGACAACTCTGGGGGTGATACACCTCTGTTGCTACAACGCAGAAATAACAGTGCTACATGGTCTACCCAAGTAACTTTTGAAGGTAGTAATAACAATGTCGTCTTTGCTGGAACCGTTTCTAAAGGTGGTGGTTCTTTCAAGATAGATCACCCACTTCCTTCAATGAACGGTACGCACCATCTTGTTCATTCTTTTGTCGAAGGCCCACAAGCTGATAACCTTTATCGCGGTCGCGTTACTCTTGTTGATGGACAAGCCTCTGTAAACCTTGACACTACAAGCAACATGACAGAAGGAACTTTTGTGCTTCTTAATAGAGATGTGCAATGTTTCACGTCAAATGAAACAGGCTGGACGGCTGTACGAGGTACAGTTTCAGGAAATACAATTTCTATTGAAGCGCAAGACAACACTTGCACAGACACAATTTCGTGGATGGTAGTAGGTGAACGTCACGACCAGTTCATGTATGACAATGAGTTTGCAGATGATGACGGGCATATCATTGTTGAGCCTATAAAAAAGCCACATTTACAAAACACTTAGCCAACTGTCATTAAAGGAGAAACAAAATGGCAATTACAAACACATGGTCAGTATCTGACATGCAGCACATGGACTCCGATGGTGGAGTTTTCTTGGTTTACTGGTCGATGGTAGCGGCAAGCGATGGTACGCCATCCTACACTGCTTCTGAAGGCGGCAAACTGCGTTGTGAATATGACGCTTCAAGCCCGACTTATATCCCATATGCTGACCTTACTGAAGCCGATGTGCTTGGTTGGGTCTACGCAAGTTTGGTTGAAGGTGAAGAAACGCCTGATGAAGCCAAGGCTCGGGTCGAAGCTGATCGTGACGCAAAAGTGCAAAAGCAAATTGATGCTGCTGCAACGACTGCGTCTGGCGTGCCTTGGTAATGATTGCAGAGCTTGTTGCCTTTAATACTGCTTTTGGAGTAGTTAAGCAGTTTATTGGCAACGGCAAGGACTTGCACGATTGTTTTGGCCAAATCGGCCAGATGGTCAACGCTAAAGAAGATTTAAAGGCTAGGCAGCAAAAGAACAAGAAGTCTTTGTTTGCATCTGACGCTGAAGAATTTATGGCTCTTGAGCAGATAGCAAAGGCAGAGCAAGAGCTGCAAGATTTTATGGTCTACTACGGACGGGCTGGACTATGGGACGACTTTATTGTGTTTCAAGCTAAGGCTCGCAAGGCGCGATTAGAGGCTAAGAATGCACACGCAAAGAAGATAAATCAGCGGATGCACTACGCAGGTCTTGCAATTGGATGTATCTTGGTTGCTGTCGGGCTATACGCCTGCTTCACAATAATATATGCGGTTGTGAAGTAGCTATGGACGCATTAGACGCCATTGGGGCAATATGGCCCATCGCCTTGGGATTTGTAACCTTGGTTATCGTGCTCGCCAAGATGCACGCTGATATCGAGCAGATTAAGGAGAAGATCCGAACACTGTTTGAGCTGTGGAATAATCGAAATAAATAAACTAGGAGTAGGTATGAGTGAGCAACAAGAGCAGCAACCCGTAATTCTGACCATCGACGATCAGGAGTATGACGTAAATGAACTTGGTAACGATTCCAAAGTGCACTACGTCGAAGTGGTTAACCTGCGTAAACAGATTAGTGATTTGCAGAATCAAATTGCGGCAGCACAGCAACAGGGTATTAACTTGCAGGTTGCATTAGGCTTTCGGGAAAACGCCCTACGGGAATCAATCCAAGTGGTTGAAGAACCTGAAGCAGAAGTGGTGAACTAATGGCCGAGACTCATGCAAGCAAAGCGTTAAAGAAGATTGAGATCCATGAGGCTGAATGCGCTTTGCGGTATGACGCTATTAACAAACGCCTAGATTCTGGCTCTGCGCGGTTTGATAAACTGGAGAAAATGATCTGGGGGATATACCCCGTCATGATTACCTCATTAATAGCCATTGTTGGCTTGGTACTTACCCAATGAAATTTGACGCGATCAAAGGATTAATCGGTACGTTAGCACCCACTATTGGGAAGGCGCTCGGTGGGCCTTTAGGTGGTGCTGCCGCACAAACAATCGCCAGTGTGCTTGGCTGTAAGACTGACGAAAAATCAATTACTACCGCAATCCAAGCGGCGACCCCTGAACAGCTTGCAGAAATCAAGAAAGCGGAATTTGATTTTAAAGCGCGGATGAAGGAGCTAGATGTAGATGTTTTCAAACTTGAAACAGACGATGTCCAGAATGCTCGAATGGCTTTTAAAGGTGACTGGACGCCAAAATTTATTGCGGTTGCTTGCGTTTTGTTCTTCGGAGGTTACATCGCGTTGGTCACGCTACAAGACCCTGTTGCTACAGACAATGGCATTGTTAATCTTGTGCTTGGTTATTTGGGTGGGATCGTCAGCAGTATCATATCTTTTTACTACGGCGCTTCCCACAAGCACGACGAATGAAAACTAGCAAAGAAGGTATATCCTTAATTAAAAAATTCGAGGGCTGTGAGCTTGAAGCTTATCAGTGCTCTGCGGACGTGTGGACGATTGGGTATGGGCATACTTACAAGGTTAAAGAAGGCGACACTTGCAGCCAAGAAGATGCTGACAGGATTCTTGCGGAAGATCTGGAAGAGTTTGAGGGATACGTTCAAGAGGCAGTAGATGTCCCTTTGGAACAAAATGAATTTGACGCATTGGTTGCATGGACTTATAACTTAGGTCCGGGTAATCTTAGGTCTTCAACAATGTTGAAACGATTAAACGACAGTCGTTTTGACGAAGTACCATCTGAAATGCGCCGATGGAACAAGGCTGGTGGCAAGGTTGTCAACGGGCTAGTCCGCAGAAGAGAGGCTGAGGCGCTGTTATTCAAAAACGAAGATTGGGGTCATGTCTGAGCTTGCGCTAAAAGACTTCGACATTTTATCTGATGCGGAAAAAGCGGAAGCTCTTGCTCTGCTTAAAAAATACGACCAGCTCGAAAAGCAAGACGAATGCCAAAATGACTTCATAAATTTTGTGAAGCATATGTGGCCAGAGTTTGTCGAGGGTCGTCACCACAAGATAATTGGCGAAAAGTTCAACCGAATTGCTCAAGGTAAATTGAAGCGATTGATTGTGTGCTTGCCGCCTCGCCATACCAAATCTGAATTTGCCAGCACCTATTTTCCAGCTTGGATGATGGGACGGCGTGGCGACTTAAAGATCATTCAAACAACTCACACCGCCGAGCTTGCTGTACGGTTTGGTCGTCGCGTCAGAAACATTATCGACTCAGAAGACTATCAAGAAGTTTTCCCGAAACTAAAGCTTCAAGCCGACAACAAGTCTGCCGGTCGATGGACGACTAACGAGGGTGGCGAATCTTTTTATTCGGGCGTCGGTGGCGCGATCACAGGCCGTGGCGCTGATTTGTTGATTATCGACGACCCGGTTTCTGAGCAAGACGCTCTTTCTGCAACCGCAATGGATTCGGTTTACGAGTGGTATACGTCCGGTCCTCGTCAGCGTTTGCAGCCCGGTGGAATTATCGTGATTGTTATGACGCGATGGTCCACTAAAGATCTGGTCGGAAAGGTTATTAAGAAGCAAGGTGACGATCACGCTGACCAGTGGGAGATGATCGAGTTCCCAGCAATTATGCCGGAGACAGAAGAGCCTCTTTGGCCGGAGTATTGGAAAAAAGAGGAACTTTTAAGTGTAAAAGCGTCTCTTCCTGTTGCCAAGTGGAACAGCCAGTGGCTGCAGAATCCAACTGCGGAATCAGGGTCAATCGTCAAGCGTGAATGGTGGGAGGTTTGGGATAAGGACTATGTACCGGCTTATTCTTACGTCATTCAGTCCTATGACACGGCTTTTTCAAAGAAGGAGACTGCCGACTACTCGGCCATTACAACTTGGGGGGTTTTTACCCCAGAGGTTGACGGGCCTGACTGCATAATTCTGCTGGATGCAAAGCGGTTCCGTGTCGATTTCCCCGAGCTTAAAAAGATCGCTATGGACGAATACAAATACTGGGAGCCAGATTGTGTTCTGGTTGAGGCAAAGGCTTCTGGCACGCCGTTGACGCAAGAATTAAGGCGTATGGGCATCCCGGTCACAGCCTATACACCAAGCCGAGGTCAGGATAAGATTGCAAGAATGAACAGTGTCGCGCCCCTTTTTGAATCAGCTATGGTTTGGGCACCAGACGACAGCTTTGCCGAAGAAGTTATCGAAGAAATGGCAAGCTTCCCATACGGAGATCATGACGATTTTTGTGATAGTGCTACAATGGCGCTTATGAGATTTAGGCAGGGCGGTTTTATCGCTCTTGAAAATGATTACCAAGACGAGGCTAAATTCTTGCCTCGAAATAGACAGGTATACTACTGATGGCTATCGATAAATTACTTGGCACAGAAGAAGATCCAGATGTCATCCCATTGTCTCGGGAGATGTCGGTAACGCCAGAACCTAGCCGAGAAGATATGATCAGAGATGCTGCCCAGATTTTGGTAGCTGAAGAAGACATTCTAATTGACGATGAGATCGACGCGGTTCCAGAAACAATTCAGATCCCGTTTGACTCAAACCTAGTTGATTTTCTCGACAAATCAGACCTTGGAAAGCTTGCAAGCGATGTCTTGGAGTCTATTGATTCAGACAAAGAAAGCCGTTCCGAGTGGGAAAAGACCTATGTTGACGGGTTGAAGTACCTTGGCATGAAATTTGACGAGACTAGATCCCAACCGTTTCAAGGGTCTTCTGGCGTAATTCACCCAATTCTTGCTGAAAGCGTGACTCAGTTTCAGGCGCAGGCTTATAAAGAGCTTTTACCAGCGCAAGGACCGGTTAAAACTGAGATTGTTGGCGCTCGCACGCCAGAGATTGAAATGCAGTCTCAAAGGGTCGCCAACTTCATGAATTTTTACATCATGAACGTGATGCAGGAATATGATCCAGAGCTGGACATGCTTTTGTTTTACCTGCCAATTGCAGGGTCTGCGTTCAAGAAGGTTTACTACGACCAATCTATGAGCCGAGCGGTTTCAAAGTTTATCGCCCCAGAAGATTTGATCGTTCCTTACGAGGCTTCAGACATTCTTTCTGCTGAGCGGGTTACGCACGTCATTAGGATGAGCAAAAACGAAATTCGCAAGCAACAGCTAAGCGGTTTTTACGCAGATATCGAGCTAAAAGGCGATGCTTACACTGTTAATCGTAGCGACATCGAAGAAGAGATTGATGAGATTGAAGGTCAGTCCCCAAGCTATTCTGAGAACCGAGATAGGACTGTTTACGAGGTTCATACCATACTGGATCTCCCCGGTTACGAAGATGTTGATGCTGAGGGTGAGGAAACGGGCTTAAAACTGCCTTATATCGTGACAATTGACGAGCAATCTCAGCAAGTCTTGTCCATCCGACGAAACTACACAGAACAAGACGTAACCAAGCAAAAAGTCAATTATTTTGTGCAGTATAAATTTTTGCCGGGCCTTGGCTTCTATGGTTTAGGCTTGAGCCACATGATTGGCGGTCTTGCAAAGGCTTCAACGTCTATTCTTCGGCAGTTAATTGATGCCGGTACGATTGCAAACTTGCCTTCTGGATTCAAAGCCAGAGGAATGCGGATTCGTGACGAAGACGAGCCGCTCCAGCCCGGAGAATTCCGTGACATCGACACTACTGGCGGTTCTCTCAAGGAAAACTTGATCCCGCTACCTGTCAAGGAGCCTTCAAACGTCTTGATGCAGCTTTTGGGCATGTTGATTGACTCTGGTAAGCGCTTTGCCAGCATTGCAGACACTAATGTTGGTGACGTAAACCAAGCAATGCCTGTCGGAACAACAGTGGCATTGCTGGAACGTGGCACCAAGGTAATGAGCGCGATTCATAAGCGCTTACACTACGCTCAACGAATTGAGTTTCAGCTTCTGGCCAAAGTATTTTCTGAATACCTACCGCCAATGTATCCTTATCAGGCTCTTGGCGGCGCTCAAGAGGTCAAGCAGACTGATTTTGACGGGCGTGTCGATGTTATTCCTGTCTCAGATCCCAACATCTTTAGCCAGTCTCAAAGAATTACAATGGCTCAAGAGCTAATGCAGCTCGTGCAATCAAATCCTGAAATTCATGGACCAAAAGGGATTTATGAAGCTTACCGCAGAATGTATTCTGCGCTAGGGATTGATAATGTTGACAGCCTTTTGCAACCACCACCACCACCGCCACCACCCCCTGCTCCG